AATGCACCACCAACAGCTTTAAGAGGCAATCCTGGTGCTCTAGCCATCATAGCTTCACCACCAGTAATCATAGAAGGAGCAAGGGCTTTTAATCCCATTGCGCCAGCACCAACTACTCCAGTTGTTTCGGCAATCTTTTTAATACGTTCTTCAATAGGAGCTTCTTGTGCAGAACCTTTACCAAATACAAATTCAGCAACTTTAGTAGCAGTTGTACCTTCACCTTCAGCAAGTTGCTTACGCTTACCTGTAGGATACATTAATGCTGCTTTACCTTCAGTTTCAGAAATAGGGCTTATTCTTGTTTTTTCAGGAACTAAACTAGCAAAGTCTCCAAAGTCCTGAGTTGGCTCTGAACCAGCTTTTGATGGAACAAGCGATGAAAACTCTCCAAATTCATTTGCCATTACAAGTCCTTGCCAGTTAATTCTTTATATTTCTTAGCTACAGCGTCTCTTGGTGCTCCTGCCGCAATAGCTGCATCGGCTTGTGCTTTAGCATTTTCAGATAGTGCTGGTTTGGTTGTTTCGGTCTTTTTAGTGGCAGTTGGGTCATAACCATAAATTTCATCAAACTTTTTACCAACGCCTTTAAGACCAGGATACATTGATTCTTCCATTTTATTACGATTTTGAAAGTCGCTTTGAACACCAGAAATACGCTTTTTAAGGGCATCTGCAGTTAAACCTCTCCAGCCATACAATGGTTCAAGAATCTTTTGTTCTTGTGCTGTTAATGCTTTACCACCAAGTTGAAACTCAATTGCTTGAATACGAGCAAGTTTTTGAGACAATTCAGGAAAGTTTGTTTGCAAGTTAGCAATAAGCTGTGGAGTAAATCTAGTTGTAGGGTTAATTAACTTAGAATATTTGGGGTCTGTTAACAACTCTTTGATGTCATCAATATTGCGAATTGTTTGATAACGTGCAGTATATCCCTCACGCTCATCTTTAGTTGGAGGAAGTTTACCAGTAACTCCTCCGTCTCCATCACCTTCTTTTGCCTTTGCTTCTTTTTTAGTTAAATTAAATCTTAAATTTTCAATTTCAAGTTTAACTTTTTCTTGTTTTTGAGCCTCATCAACAACACTATCTTTAATTTTTTTAGGAATTTGTGGATTGTTTAATAATTGTTTTTTTAATTCTGGAGTAAATGTTTTTGGAACCCACTCTGGTACTGGAAATCCAGTTTCCCTTTGAAAAGAACTTCTAGCAGCGTCTAATTCTCCTTGGCTTCCTGCATTGTACAAAGAAGACAAGCCACTTGATTGTGCAGATTCTAATGTTTTTTCAGCTTCAGTTCTAAATCCTTTTGCAGCATTTTCAGAGCGTCTAGCTTCAGCACTTAAATCACTAGCTTGTTTCATCATTTGACCAGATTTTACTGGGTCTCTTAATTTTAAAGCATTTGCTTGTTTAATTAATTGTTGAGATTGTCCATCAAGAGTTTGTGCTCTTTGCATATCTCTTTGTGCTGATGTAAGTGATTCATTTATTTTTCCACCTACAGTATATGTACCATTTTCATTAATTAGCTTAACATTTGAAGGCAATAAAGAACCAGCCATTTGAGCTAAAGGTTGTTGTTTAAAAACTCCTAATGATTGTTGAAGTCCAGCAGAAGCCGATTGCGCTTGTTTTAATTCATCTTGCTGTGCTTGATAAGTTTGCGCTGCAATATCTTCTTGACGAAAAGCCTCTGCAGGGCTTGTTTGCATTACATTAGCTAATTCTGAAAGACTTGCCATATTAAGTCACCGAAGGAGAAGGAGTATTGTATTGTGAATATAAAGTAGCCAAAGGATTTAATACGTTCGCTGCACCGCCTCCCAAACCTTGTAAGCCTAATGCAGTTTGACCAACATTACCTAATGCTGTACTTTGTATTGCACCAGTACCTGTAGCAGGAGATTGTGTTGCGCCTGACAAAGATGCTAAATTCTGTAATTGTTGTTGATATGACTGACCAGCCAATTGCTGACCAAATTGTTGAGATTGTAATAAAGCACCACCTGATACTAAACGACCTTGTGCGGCTTGTTGAGCTTGTTGGGCTTGTAAACCCTGTGCCAAATTAAATTGATAACCTGGAGTTGTTGTAACAGTTTGTGGGCTAGTTAACAATTGATTTAATTGTCCTGCCAATCCTGAACGATATTGAGCAAATGGGTCAGCTTGTTGTGGAGCTACTTTACCAGCACCACCCAATAATTGAGCACCTTGAGCAAGTTGTCCTAATCCACCAACTAATTGAGCACCAGTTTTAGCAGTTCCAAGTAATCCTTGTAAACCACCAGCTTGTGCAGCTTGAATATAGGCGGGAGACATTGCTGCTCCACCTGCTGCTTGAAGCGATGCGGCAGTGGTTCCTGCAGGAAGTCCAAGCAATTCAGGTGCTGTACCTGCTGAAAGAGCATCTGCTGCTGAAGCATATCCAACACCTTGTGCGGCTGCATCTGCTCCTGTAGCCATAGTAGAGGTTAATGCACCTGCTGCTCCAGCACCGCTTGCTCCTGCCGCTAACGCACCACCGCCAACATCGGCTGCCAAACCACCTGCTGCGCCTGCTGCAGTTTCGGCTGCGGCTGCTGCGGCTGCATCGCCAACTCCTACGGCTGCGGCATCAAATGCTGCTGAACCTAGTAGCTCTGGTGCTGCTACTTCTGCTACTGCTGCGGTAATACCCATAATTCTTATCCTATAATCTTAGTGAACACTCGTTCGGTTTCTTTATATCCTAAACGGTCAAATATTGCTCCAACATCATGGTGCAATTTAGTGTTCATAATGACTCGTTGGACACCATATTTCTTCAGTATTTCCTCAGTCTTAATGAACAATTTTACACCAGTCAAGCCTTTTCGATAACTTTTATCTACATAAAATATATCGTCAATTGCCGTCAAACTATCTCTATAATGCAAATGGTACTTAATAATTACTATCAAATACCCTACCAACTTGCCATTATCTCTAGCGGTGATAATCCTCATTATCTTTGAATCACACAATTTCTTGTATGTTTCATAGTCAGGATTGAGCTTAATATGCTCTTTATCTAACGCTATTTCTTCGTAATGATGCTCCAATAATGGCTTAATTTCGTTAATAACATCATCAAATTGTTCTTCTTTGTACTCAATCATGAATCCCCCTGTTCCACAGAAACTTCTAAATACTCAAGTCTAAGCGGAGTGTTGTCAGAATGCAAGATGTCAAATGCCCGTCTACGTCCTACGCCATTACGATTGACGTTGGATTTGGCAGTATTGAGGTTAATGTTCTGCCATTCAGAAAAGTTTTGATAATCATTGTTGGTATAACGCATTAAGGCGTATGAATCTACTTTATCTCCAATAACTTGAACATCTCCATAGAATTTACGGATATTGTTACCAAAGTCTAATAAAGGAGTTCTAGCCAATACTGCAATAGGATTGCCATAGTCTTGGTAGGTTTGTGGGTCAAACTGATAAACGATGCCATCATCGTCATGTTGCAATAAGTCTAAAGTAGTGTACTTGGCATAGAACTGGCCTCTAAAGTAACCTTCTCTATTGTTTTCGATTGTTGACCAATATGTCCAACCAGTTTGAGCAAAGTCATATACTAGGGTATACCCTAAGTCTCTAAGGGTAAGTACGTATAAAGAATGTCCTGAAATCTTAATACTGAAAGCATACGCCAAATCAGGATTACAGTTATTAAGAATACGCTCAATATATTGGTTAGAAATGACTTGAGGAGACTGTCCTGACATAGCCATTATTTGATAGCCTTTTTGGTGGCTTGTAGACATCCAAACGAGCGTATTGTCCATCTGCACTAGGGAATCCTCTGCAGCGGCTCCAAACTGGATTACAGCGTTCTGATAGGGTAAAAATGGACTACCTGGGGATGTACCTGCATCATAGAAGAACTCAATGGTTTGAGTACCCATAGCTACGATGTAATTAATAGTACGTCCAATAGCTACAAGTTGGTCTGCATCGGATACTACTCCAATGTAATTAATTGCTTGCCAAGTTGTAGGGTCTTCTACGTTTGAGTTGTATAACAACCCAGAAGGAGTCCCAACAACGTAATACCCATCAACAAATACCGCACCCGATACGGTAGTACTAGGATAAGAGGTAGTAAAGGTAAGAGTAACGGTTCCATTAGCTGTAGCATTTTGACTTAAAGTTAGAGTAGTACCAAATACAGTTAAAACATAAGTGCCAGCAGGAACTCCTGTACCTGACACCACCTGACCAACCTGAATTAATGCGTTGGATGCAGACAATGTTACTGTAGGTGACCCAGTAGTAGTAGTACCACTTTGCGTCGTTATGGTGCCAGCAAGGTCAATAATGGTGCCTGATGCTATAACATAGACATATCCATGATACTCATTTTTAAAAAATACTTGAGTTTGGTCTACCGAAAAGATGAAGTCATATTCATCGGTACCATCCACAGTTCCTTTAGCAACGTTGTTGTCGTAGAATGTAGTTCCAACAATGCTAAGTAAGTGACTACCAGCGGCAAATATACCAAGGCCTTTTCCTAATGTTGAGGGTGTTTGATAAGTTTTAAGACCTGGACGCTTAACAATTGAGGTAGATTCTTTCTTCTCAATTTCAATAATGGCATTGCCAACTTTACTGTCCTTGTCTAAAGTTCCATCACGACTGCCAATGTTATGACCAAGAGGTATGCGAGATACTGGCATTAGCTGTAAAAACGACTAGAAGGTGAAAAGGATGTACTTGCTTCTTCTTGACTCCAATCAGTCATTACTTCTTCTAGTTTCATAGCTCTTTGAGATAGCTCTGCACGTACTTGCGCTGGAACACCATACTCAAGGCTTAATTGGTCTGCCAATCCAAATTTGAGGGTATTAAACCATTCAGAAGGGAAGTCTAGGATTTGGGTTGGAGTTAATACATCATCTATAGGTAATTGAACTTGTAGATGGATTGTGTAACCTGTTGCCGATGGAGTGTCATATACATACAACACGCCATTGTTTAATTGTGGGTCGTAATATACTTGGTTTGGAATACCAGAAGATGGCTTGTAACCCTGTTGCATATACTCTTGACGAGAGATATTCATTAAGGTCGTATCTTGGTTTTGTGGGTTACGAATAAACGCCATAACCACCCTTAAAGGACGTACACATACTACATCTCCTGTTGGGCCAAGGTTATAAGTATTTTGTCCAATTACCATAGGAACTTGTAGGTCTTCTACTTTCCATAATGGCATACCCTTAGTCTGTAACTGCTTGATATACAGATTTAGAGCTTGTGAACAATTATCGTAATCTTCAGGAGTTGGGGTTTCACCTGCTCCAATAACGCCTAATACACGCAAGGCACCTTGGATTACTTTGTCACGGGATTGAGTGTAAGAGGCAGTCATTTTTTATTCATCCGCAGGTAGTGGTGTGTTGCCTTGCGCTACCCATGCAAGGTAGGCTTGGTAGTCTGTGTTTGCTTCATCCATAGGAATAAAAGCGTTGTCTGATAAACGAATAATTGCGTCATTGTTACCAGTAAGATTTTTGTGTAATTTATACATTTATAACTCCGCAGAAGCTAATAAGGTTTGCGTACCTTGAGCAGTTTGGTATAAACCACCGCAATAAGCATTAGATGAATTTACGGCAAATCCTGTTCCACCACCAGTAACAGTAGGGGATGCACGCATATTCCAATACCAGTTTCCTAGTGCCGCTACTGTATTTACAGCCATTGATGCAGTAACAAAATAGCGTTGGCAAGCACTTAATTCTTGGTTATATAAACGATATTCATATCCAGTAGCACTACTTCCTACTTCTAGTTGAACACCAGTAATGTAGAAAGTTGCTCCGCTTGTTCCTACTACGGATACTGAACCTGTTGGTGTTCCGTAAAAAGTATTAGCCCAAGTATTTGCAGTTCCGCTATTTGTAGAACCTGAACCTAAATTAAAAAATACGCAAATACCACGACCATTAGTTGTCAGCCAAGTTCCTGTAGTATCACCAGCAATCGTTACGCTAATGGTTGTCCAAATGTTTGCAGAAGAAATTGTGTAACTAAATGGGTAGCTTCTATTTCCAGCATTGTTAAATAACGAACCACCAAAAGCTCCAGTTAGCGAAGAATAAACTTGAAACGATAAAGTAACTGTTTTAGCATTGGCAGTTCCCCATCCTAAATCTGTGCAATTTAATCCTTCTATGTCTTGTCTAAGACCAATAAAATCAGTAGAAGCTACTGAATATGCAGAAGTAGATGTTACTAACAATGAGTTAATAAATCCTGTTGGTGCAGTAGAAGATTGTTGCATTGTAAATTTACCATCAGGAATGCAACTTGCTTTCCATCTGTCTAAACTATATGCACTATCGTTACCAGTAACCGTACCGCCTCTTTGATTTACTACCATCGCACCATTGATAATGCGATTCTTCATAATAGAAGCGTTACCAGCACCTAGACTGCTACCAGCTACGCTTGTTCCGATTACATCGGCTTGTACTGTTCCATAAGCCATTATGCTAATTCCTCATCTGTTGGTCTAGCTAGTGTAGGGTGTTCCCATTTAGCAATATATGTGCCTTTGCCGTTTGAATCATTTTGCAAAAGAATTGTGCCTCTTGGAGAAAAATCTTCAATAGTTAATTGTGGGTATAGCTGGATAATTTTTTCGTATAACATTATGCGCTCCTTACCATTGCACCACTAAACCATGTTAATGCTTGAGTAGCAGTTACATCTCTTGATGAATTTTGATAAACATAAACTTCAAAATAATCAGTCGAACCATTAGCATAAACAAGCCAAGTTCCACTTATGTTGTATATAAGAGAAATAATATCTAAATTTGATTGATATAATGCACCATTTTTATAAATTGCTGCAATACACTCTGATGTTACTGAACCAGTAAAACTAATACAACAATTCAGTTGGTAATATCCAGCAACAGTTGGAGTAAAACGACTAGAAGCAAAGTTATTATTTGTATCAAATATTTCTGTTTGAAAATTAACTTTTACAAAAGTAGCGTTTGTTAGGGTTGTATTTGAACTAGGATAAGCACTAAAAGCTGGCATATTACCGCTAACCATTACTGTGCCAGTAGCGGCAGGAAGTGTTGCAGTTTGTGTACCAGCTACGGCTGGAGCAGATAACGTTACAGCCCCTGATGTATCGCCTGAAATAATTACTGAACTCATAGAATCACCAATCTTTGACCTGCAGGAACGGTGTATGTGACACCTGATGCAATTGTTAATGGGCCGACTGTTACTGCATTCTTGCCAGTTGACTGTGTATAGTTAGACGTTACAGTTGTTGAATTTTCTGTAACAGTTCCATTTGCTAAACCAGATTGTGCTGCACCTGTCATTTGTGCTGCAGTAATACGAAGCTCTACTTTATCACTTGAAGAAAATGATGATGCTGTTGTTCCTTCTTGAGCACGAACAATAGTTAATGTATCAGTAGACCTTGCAGTACATTTAACAATTTCAATAGGAGTTCCAGATATTCCTTGAAGAGTTACAAGAAAATAGTCTGGTGATGTTGGATTGGGAAATAATGCCCCAGTTCCTGTAGCAACCGTTATTGACGTTGCACTACTGTTAATGCTTGACGCAAGTGTTGTCGAAGCATTGTTTGTAAAAAGTATTGCCATTTTTTATCCTAAAGTGTTTGTATTCAATGCTGCACCGTTAACAACTTTATTTCCACCCAATGATGGATAATATTGTCTTAATATGGTAACAGTTGACGATACACTAACTATAAATGATTTTAACCTAGATATGATTAAACTGAAAGTGGAAACTGTTGATTCTTGAGATATTATTGTATCTAAAAATACGTTTGGTTGGTCAGGACGGGAAACTGGCACTGCCATATCATCTCGTACACCTTTAACATAATCTTGAGGCTGTCTTGCTTCCCAACACCCGTTAGCCGTACAGACATACAAACCATCCCATTCCAGCTTTAAGTCTGAAAACTTGAATTTGGAACCACAACGGTCACAAAGTCCGTTATAAGTGCCTGATTTGTAATAGTCTGCGTGACCCATGATTTAAGCGTTTTCCATTAGATTTGCTCAGAAGGGTCGTAAACAGGAATATCGCCTGTACAAGTATAGGTATTAGAAGCACTTGTAGTAACTGTCATAATAAGTCGGTAAGTGTTGTCTGCTGTACCGCCAGTTACCCTTTGAGTTGCTTTACCCAGGCTTGACACAGGGCTTCCTGATAGGATTGCGGATGGGGTAGGGTCTGTACCTTGAAGAGTAATAGCCGTACAAGTTGCCGTGCTAATCGTCTCTCCAGTAGCTAATACAGGGTTAAAATCAAAGCTAAATAACTCTGATTCTGTGGTGAGCTTGTAAGAAAATTGGCTCATTTTTGTGTTGTTCCTTGCCGTTTGTTGGCTAATGCGTTACGAAGTTTATAGAGTTTTTGTAGTCTATCCCGAAAGTTAACATCTACTATACGCTCTTTATAAAGCTCAACTAATCTATCTCTAAAGTCTGCAGTAAAAGTATATCTTATCACCGCCCCTAAACGAGGGAATACTGCAGCCAGTAATGAAGGTATTGTAACCGAGATAACCGTTAAAAGGCTATATAAGGCTTTATTTAAGGTTGATGTAGAGGTAGATACTACCGCAAACAGTTTCATCCTAAAAAGCCCTATTAAAGCCGTTGTAGAGGATACTACGGATAGTATCTTGGCACGGATTAATGGGGTTAATATAGAAGCAGTTTCAGTTACGGCATAACTTAGGGTTTTCCCTATGTTTCTAATTAATGATGTTAGTGAAGTGCTTGTTGCAGTTAATGTGCGACCAACAAGTTTAATTAAAAATGCTGTAGTAGTAGATAAGACGCTTTTGGTTAAACTAATTGTTTTTTTGAATGTGGCCGTAGAAACGCTAGTAGCCACTAATGTAATAAACTCACTAGCAATATGTCCTATAGAAGCTATGCTAGTTACTGCAGTAGCCGTCAAAGTTCTAAATAATGTTAATAGCCTGGTTATTGTTGCTGTAGAGCTTGTACTTGCCAATAAAGAAACTACTCTAGTTAATGCCCGTAATATTGTTGCAGTGCTAGATACAGCAGTAGCTGTTAAAGTCTGTAAAAAAGACTTCGTAACCATCCCCGAAAAGCATGCAGAAGAGAATGGTTGTTTGCCAAACATTAGACGTCTGTGCTACCTGCGTAATCGCTAAAAGTCTTTAGAACACTATAGATTGCAGGGATTAAATCAAATTTCATATTTGTTCCTTTTGCTCAAATTTTCATGGGCGGTCAATATTTGTAAATTCCAAGGCACATGAAGTCCAGATATACAATTTCCTTTTAAAGGAACTATATGGTCTACATGACGCTTAATGCCTGTTTGCATTTATAATGCAGTTGCTATTTCGTAAAACTCTGCTATTTGTGCTTTTTGAATGGCTGTAAGCCAATTAGGTGTAGCATTTGTTAATGATGCCCTACGCCTAGCTCTTTTAGCTTTTGCAATGCCAGCATTGTTTTTAAACCATTCTTTTCCTTGCTGACTTCTTTTAGCTTTATATTCAGGATTTTGATAACGAATTTTATTAGCTTCTTTAGTTTTTTCGTTTAATTTTGTACGATATTCTTCATCTGTATGCCATCTTTTAATTTTAGCTTCTTGATACTTAGCATAGTTTTCAGGATTTCTAAATTTATAACCTTGTAACATTTGGTTGCGTTTTTCTACAGCATTTGGATATTTTTCCCAATACCTACGCATATAAAGCCTATGGCACTCAACACAACGACCAGTATTGGTATTGCGTTCAACTACATGACCATTTTGGCAAGGCTTACCAGTAAAGTATCTATCTTTACCTTCAGCTTTTGCGGTTGCTCTAATTTGGCATTTCATATTAGCAATCTACCGCACCCTCATATTGAGAAAAGGTTTTAAGAATCTCATAGATAGCTGGAATTATATCACCTTTAAGCGATTCAATAGCAATGTAATGAGCGTTTTCTTTAACAGTAGCCATGTTTCCTTGGCGAGCTTCTTCGTTAAAGTAGATAGCTACTTGTACTTGAATTTGGTCTTTTGTGCCAAAAAAGTTAGTAATTCTAGCGTAGGCTTGTGGGGCTGGTACGCCAAATTGAGTTTGGGATAATGAAAGTTTAAGAGCCATGTTATTTCCTTTTTATTTAAAATTCATGCAAATCAGTAGGTCATTTCCACAGTAGAAATACGGCAGACTGTCCGAATAGTTGTGCTTGCTTGCCCTGTGAATGTTACTGCTAAACCACCATTGGTAGTGTCGGCTGTAAGACCAATAGTCCATGTTGTCGCACCAGCATCAGCATATAAAGAAGTTGCTGTAGAACCTACAAGAGTAGTAGCACCAGCGTTTGCGCCTCGTTTAATTAAGCCTGAAATAGTCCAGCCTTTGCTATTACCACCGCCAGTTACTCCTGAAACAACTTCGCCAGTAAAGTAATAAGCAGAGTTATTAGGTAGTATTACTTGGTTTGTTCCGCTTGCCGCACCACTATCAGAACATAAAACAGTTGCCGTTGCATCAGTTGTTTGTCTAGCAAGTATTAATAAAGCGGCTTGATTAATTCCGCTTGATTGTGCTACAGGGTTTACACAAGCTGAAAATACATGGTTTCCTGAAATACTCCTAGTTGTGCCAAAACTGCCACCCATAATTGCCGAATATTGAGAATTAGATAAATTTCCGTATCCTGCCCCAATAAATGCGGCATTACCTGATGCGTTATTACTAATTCCAGAAACTACGCCTGATGATTGACCTTGTGATGAATTGACTAAAGCAGAACCAAAAGCAAATCCACCACCACCAACAAATGCGGCAGTATTATTTGATGTGTTTCCATATCCACCAGCTACAGTTGAATATAATCCACTAGCAGTATTTTTTACACCACCTACTACAGCAGACCAATCACCACTAGCCACATTCCTATTAGCCGCAGTACCAGCATCACCGCCACCACCAATAAATGAATAACTACC